GTCTCCAGCCGTTGCAGGCTGAGGAAGGATTCGGGGTCTGTTGGGAGGTTGACCGCCTCCCGACGGATAGGGTCTGCGCTCGAACCTGCAAAACCGCTCACGGATGTGAGGAGCTAGCAGAGCTCGCTAATCCTGCATTGGAGGAAGGTCCCTCATCTCTGTCGAGATGGGTCCTCCACCCAATTGGGCTCGGGTCTTCCTGAGTACCTATATCACGCTGACTGTAGCCTGGCTGGCGACCAGGTGAGCAGCATGAGGAGGTGCACCCCCATGTTCATGGCGGGCGAGCGCGTAAGCGCGCAAAGGAAGGTACGGGACACCATGCGGAGACTCCGTTCCACAAAGGTTCGCCCTGGTCTCGCATTCGCCTTTCGACGGATGTTTGACCAGTGGATTACCTCATGTGGAAAGGAGTGGGCTGTGTCCAGAACCAAGCAGCTGCGGGATTGCGTCCTGCGGAGTTACTCCGTAGGGCATCTTACCGATAAACCCGAATGGATGTCGACCACGCGGTCAGGCAACCTGAAGGGTGTATACGGTGAGATCTTTCGATTGGCCATGACGTCTAGTGGTAATCTTCGTCGTGTACTTCTCCTTTTGGGGACGTATACAACGGAGGTCCACAAGCCGTCTGAAGTCGATCTGAAAGCAATCTTCCAGTCTATCTCTGGCCAGAAGCCGGTGGAGCCGAAAGGCTCTGCCCTGAGGAGGGTTTATCCCGCCTTGGAGCGCATCGGTCTTCTGAAGAGGATCACGGCTGATAAGCCAGTGCCCCTCTTCCAGGTGCTCCCTCGCGCCGGTCAAGTACCTCGACTCCCTTGGGAGTTGGAGTATGCGATCAACTCGCCCTTCTGGACGAGGCACGAGGAGCTGTTGTGCCAGACTGTGGGATACAATCCCTGGTCTTGTACCGCAGCAAACTTGCCCGGTGGATCACCGAGCGGGTCCGAGCTAAAGTCCTCGACTACCCCCTACCAGGATTTCTGGATCCCGGCTACAGGAGGCATGATGACCACTATGGCCTATCATGGCTTCTATGACGAGGATAGGGTGGCAGGCTCCATTGGAGTGCATTGTCAGCCCGGTCTCAAGGACCGTTACTACTTTGCACCCAACCTGGTGTTTCAGAGGGCTTTGGATCCCTTGAAGGAGTCCTTAGCCGACGTCGCACGCAGCTTGCCATGGGACTGCACGCATGACCAAGGGAAGGCTGGCGGAGATATCCGGAACAGCTTGCGCAGTAAGCAGAAGGTCTATTCTGTAGACCTTCATGCTGCTACGGACAATTTCCCTTGGTGGTTCCAGAAGCGGGTCCTCGATGGACTCGTGGACGGACGCCGCTGGATCGGCCATGGTCAGTCTCGCCGGAGGAACTTTGCAAGAGATTGCAAGTCCCTTCTCGTGGACTTGGTCGAGCACGGAGGAATAGCCTGGGAAACGGATTCAGGGTTCGCCCTGTACCCACCTTTCTCTAAAGGTCAACCTTTAGGGATGGGACCGAGCTTCTTCCTGTTCACCATCTCTCACGGGCTTCTCCTCTTCATCCTTAACGGGATGAAGTGGGATCACGCCTTTTACGTGTGTGGCGACGATGTCGTCATCCGTGAAGAGGCGCTCTACCGCCGATACCGTAAGGTGCTCGACGCGTGGGAAGTGAGCGTTTCCGACCTAAAGTCCTTTCAGAGTGATCGTGTAGCCCAGTTCGTTGGGACAACATTCACTCAAGACAGGCAATTCCGCACTCCCAAGTGGTGGCCTCTCGAAAGGGAGACCCTCTTGGACATGTGCAGGGATTGGCCCGAAC